GGTGCCCGATCACGCAGCGCGGCGCCAGATAGGCGCCGAGGCCGGCGGCGCGAAACTTGTGCCAGAAGGTGATGTCCGCGTCGATGCGGCCATCGCCCCAGCGGCCCTCGCTGTCCGGCTTTTCCTCGAACCACGGCCGCGGCAGCCTGGCGAACGCGCTGGCGCGCAGCAGGGTGCAGCCGAAGTGCCCGGAAAGAATGGGCATCAGCGTGCGCTCCATCTGGCTGCGCTCGAGGTACTGCACCGGCTTGCCGTCCGGCCCGGGCACGACGCACAGCGGCACGCCGCTCGCGCGGCTCATCTGCAGCGGCACCAGCGCGTCGACCGGCGGCCCGCCGGCGGTGTCCGCCAGCAGCGCGGTGGCCATCAGGTCCACCACGGTGCCGGTGGAGAACACGCTGTCGTAATCCAGCGCGAGGATCCACTCGGCGCCCTCGTCGATCGCCGCCTCGATCGAGCGCGTCATGCACTGGCCCCAGTAGGCGCCGGTGCTCTTGCGCAGCGGGATGCGCAGCTTGGCGATCATCTCCACCGCGGAGAAAAACATGTCCATGAAACCGAGCCGCGGCACCGACATGGTGCCCACGACCTTGGGCCACTCGGCGGGCGGCCTCCAGCCCGCAAGGTTGAGCGACACCGGCAACGCGGCGCAGTCGCGGTGCTCGTCGCGCCAGAAGTGCACGCCCACCAGCCCGGCCTCTGCCATGAGCGCGGCGAGCGACGGCGCGTCGTACATCGCCAGGTGCACGTCGTTGGCGTCCGAATGGGCACCGCAGACGTAGGCCGTCCACGGCTCCGGCCGCCCGGCCGTGTAGCCGGCGGCGATGTACTCGAAATCCGGCACGGCGATCTTCAGCAGCCCGCCGGGCTTCAACGCGCGCACCCAGTCGCGCAGGACGGCGAGCGCCTGGCGGTGCGAGAAGTGCTCGAGGATGTGGCTGGCGCGGATTTCGTCGGCCGAGCTGTCGGGGACCTGCAGCGGGTAGCAGTCGCGCCCCTGCTTGCGGTCGAAGCTGTTGTCGTAACCCTCGAGCGGCGCGTCGCCGGCGCCGAGGTTGTAGCGGTTGGGGGCGGTCAAAGGGGCCTCGCGGAGGCGGTTAACGGGAGCGGCTTTCCTCTGCGCGCGCACGGCGCGCATAAAAAAGCCGCCCGGGCGGGCCGGGCGGCCAAGTGCGCGAGCGTTTGGCGGTCAGGCCGAGACGCGCGCCATCAGGTTGTCGCTGGTCGCGGCGATGGGGCCCTGCGCGGGCTTGCCGAGGCTCGCCCAGATGGCGACGTTCTTGGTCGTGAACGGCGTCACGGTGACCAGCAGGTAGCGCTTGCGGTGGCGCGTGTCGACGTCGAACTGGATCGTGTTCGCCACCGACGTGTTGGTGGGCGGCGTGGGAATGGTGAAGCCGGTTCCGCCCTTGAGCGCGTCGATGTCGACGAACGAGCTGGTGTTGGTGACGTCGGCCTCGCCGATCTTGAGCGTGAGCTCCGGCGTGGTGGCCGACACGGTGGAAAACCCGACGCCGATGGACACGAAGTCGTGTCCCAGGGTGTCGAGGATGGCGGTGGCCGTGGCGTTGGACGCGAGCGCGGCCGACAGCGCCAGCAGTTGCTGCTTGGAGACTTGCGGGAACATGTATCCCTCCGTATGAGGTCAGGAAAGCCGCAGGCGGCGCGAGGCCGCCCGCGGGCGTTTCGTGTCGAGGATCAGGTCGTGGCGTCGAGACCGATGATGCAGCCGCGGGACGCGGTGGCCGTGGTTTTGATGATGCCGTGCGCATTGATGTCGATGCGCTCGACGGTGGTGATCTCCGTCTGGTTCCACTTGGCCCGCGTGTACGGGTCCACGGTCATCATCATGCCCTGGCCGGCACCGAAGGCGACGCCCAGCTCGAAGTTGCCCAAGACGATGCAGACCTCGCCGTTGGTCGGGCTGTCGGGCATGTCGTGCGCGATGGTGATCGGAAATCCGGCGTACTCGCCTTCGACGATGCGGCCCTGCACGCTTTGCACGGTGTTGCCGCCGGCGGTCAGCTTCAGCCGCCCGAACACGTTGGCGTCACCCGTGCCGGAGACCAGGAACCGGGCACCGGCGCGGGCGTAGACCGGCAGCCGCCCGATCAGCTGGGTGACGTCGCCGTTGTCGATCTCGGCGAAGGTGTCGTGGCCGCTGGCAGCGGCCACGATGTTGCCCGAGTAGTCCGCGTTGTTGAGCAGCGTGCGCACGCCCATCATGCCGCCGTAGGTCGAGGTGCCGTTGCCCAGGATCAGGCAGGCGTCCTCCTTGACCGCGCGGGCGCGGGCCTGCTCGCGCGCCACCATTTCGGCGAGCGGCACGGCGGCGTCCTGCGCCGTCGAGTTGCCGATGCGGGTGGTGGCCATGAGGTCCTTGAGCGTCAGGGTCACCTGGTCGCCTTCGGGGTCGCTCTGCGTGCCTTCCGTGCCCTCGCCGACGAAGTAGGCGGTGACGCCGCTGGTCAGGCGCGGAATCGGCATGCTGGCCGTGCTCATCGGCATGACGTTGCAGATGCGCCGCGAGACGCCGTACTCCTCGCGGTTGATGATGATGGCGGTGGACAGCTCGCTGGGCAGCAGCCAGCCGGCCGAGCTGAAGATGCCGCCGGTCAGCGCGCGCATGTCGATGCGCTGCCCGACCGCGGTGGCGCCGTCGAACTTGCCCTGGCGCATATCCACGCCGGCGTCCATGCACCAGCGCGCGGCGTCCTGGTTGCCGAACAGCGCGACGCGCAGGAACTGGCCGGAGCGGTAGGCGGCCTCGAGGTCCGACATGCCGACGCGCTCGCCGACGCCCTTGAAGGCGCGCACCGAGCCCTGGATGACCACGCGGGCGCCGTCGCCGTAGGCGTTGCGCTCGCCGCGATCGAGCCGGTCGGCCTCGAGCTGGCCGGTGCGCGTCGGGGTCGCCTGGTGCTTTTCCACCAGGTCGAGCACGACCTCGCGGAAGGCGTCGACGGTCATCTTGGCGTTGACGTGGGCATGCGCGTAGGCGTCCTGCACGCCGGGGACGTGCTCGAAGCGCTTGGCGATGTCCTGCATGGCCGCGTTGCGCTCGGCCATTTCGTTGAAGGCCGCCTGCCGGGCCGTTTGGTTGCTCCGGGCGAGATCGCCCGCCAGCTTGGCGGCCGGGGTTTCGTTGACCGCCTCGGGGGCGGACGATTCTGCTTTCATGGTGGATCGCTCCTTGCTGGGGGACCACGGCGCCGCTTGCGCGGTGCTCCGGCCCACGCCCACGGTGGCGTCGGCCGGCACGGAAACGATGGAGACCTCGAGAGGTTCCCAGTCCGTGACGCGGTAGGTTGACACGTCCTCGGTCTCTTTTTCGAGCACGAGTTCGTGGATTCGGTAGCCGACCGAGACCTTGGTGCGCACGCCGTCGATGACGTCGCGGAAGATTTCGTCGGCGAAGGCGCCGCGGCCGAAACGCACCACGGCGCGGGCGACGCGGTCGTCGTCGAGCCGGGCGGATTCGACCACGCCGATGTGCTGGTCGTAGTCGTGGTTGAGCAGCAGCGCGGCGCCGTCGTTGAGCCTCTCGATGCGCACGCTGCCGGGCGCGCAATCGAGGATCTCGACGCCCCACCAGCGCCGGTAGGGGTCCTCGCTGGCGAACGACAGGCGCACGGTGCGCGCCTTCTCGTCGATCGAGCCGCGCTCGAAGCGCAGCTCGGAGTGCAGGACCTGGTCGCGCAGCGCGTCGCGCAGCGCGGCGGCGCGGCGGTTGGCCGGCAGCTTGCGCAGCTGAAGGGCCTGGTCGTCAGCCGACGGCAAGGCGCGGGCGGGATTTTCCATTTTCGTCCTCTTCGGAGGGTTCGTCGTCCTCGGGCGCCGCGGGGGACGGCGGCGGCTCCGGTTGCGGGGCCGCGGGGGTCAGCGTGACGCCGGCGTCGGCGGCCATCTGTTCCTCGGCGGCGATTTCGTCGAAGATTTCCTCAATGTCCTCGCCCTGCTGCGCGGCGATGCGGGTGCGGCTGGTGAGCTTGGCTTCGAGCGCTTCGACCTGCGCCGCGGCTTCGTTGCGCGGGTCCACCCACTGCCACCGGCGCGGCTGGAAGCGAACCTCGCCGAAGCGCTCGCCGGTGTACTCCTGCGGCAGTTGGCCGGAAAGGGCGGCCATCGAGCGCCATTCCTCGAACAGCGGCAGGCAGAAGTGCTCGACGAACCACGCCTGCAGCGAGGCCCACATGTCGCGCTCTTCGAGCAGGGCCACCCGGGCGGTGGAGAAGTTGACGTTGCTGGGGTCGTTGGCCAGCGAGTGGTAGGCCATGCCGACACTGGCGGCGATGCCGCGCAGGGTGCTGCGGATGAACGGCTCGACGGCGGCGTCGGGATACTTGGGATTCCAGCCTTCGGCCATCCGCCAGCCGTAGGGGATGGCCTGGAACGTGCCGGCCTCGACGGTGATCTGCGGCTCGCCGGCGGCGCTTTCGGTGTCCGCCGCCGACGCCAAGGACGCCGCCCCACTCACCTCGGGGTCGCGCTCAAGCATGCCCATCTGCGCGGCGCCGACGCGGGCGGCCACGACCGCGGCCTCCTCGAAGCCGCCCAGGTGGTACAGGCGCGTCATGGCCGCGTGGGCCCACGGGAAGCCGCGCACCTGCTCGGGCCAGTCGGGCACGTACAGGTGCACGACCTGGTCGGCGGGGATGACCTCGTAGTCGCGCGGGTTGGCGGGGCCCCACAGGCCATACTCGCCCGGGTTTCGCCGCAACAGGTGGTAGGCGGTCGGCTTGCCGTAGGCGTTGAGCTGCACGCCCATCTTGATGGCGCCGCCCCGCACGTTTTCCTCGTTGCGCTCCTCGTCGAGGCGGTCGATGTCCAGAATCTGCAGCTGCAGGCCGAACGGGCCGAACTGGCGACCCCGCAGGTAGCGCACCAGCACCTCGCCGTCGCGCGCCAGGCAGCGGATGATCAGGCGGTACATGGCCGGCAGGCTCATGCGGCCGGTGACGTCGCAGTTGCGCGCCAGGCTCCAGCGGGCCCAGGCCTGCTCGAGGCGGCGGTTGGCGTCGCGGTCGAGCTCGGGCGCGGTGCCGGCGACCGTTGGGCGACCCTTGTGCACCTTGGACATGAGCACGAACGGCGCGGGGCCGGCGATGTTGTTTTCACACGCGCGCAGGAACTTGGCGGCGTAGGCGTCGGCGCGGGCGAGCTGGCGCATGCGCGAGCGCAGGATGCGCAGCTCGAAGCGCAGCCAGCGATTGATGGCGCCCGGGTCGATCGTCCAGGAGTGCGTCAGGCGGCCAAGATCGGCAGCCGGAAAAGCGGCCCGCATCCCGCCCGATTGCGGCGTCATCGGGCGGCGATCGCCGCCGATCAGTCGGCTTAGAAAGCCCATCACGCGCCTTTCGCGCCGCGAACGGCGAGAATCAGCAGGATGCTGCCGGTGACGATGAACGCCAGCGGCTCGTGCACCTGCCAGAGTCCGTAGAACAGGCTGCCAAGTCCGGCCAGGGCGACGAGGTCGCGCGCGTCGACGGCGGTGCGCAGCGCTTTCTTGAGGTCGGGCATCAAAGCCTCACCTGCAGCTTGTTGCCGGTGGCCGGATGGCCGCTGGCGATGGCCTGGGCCTGCTCCTCGGCGGCCACCTCGGCGACGTACTGGCTGCGCCACTTCAACAGCTCTTCGGGCGCCAGCCGCGTCAGGCTGCGGCCGTTGATCGTGTAGGCCATCTGGTCGCGCGTGGCCTTGCCCTCGATCAGCGCCTCCAGCGCGTCGAGCACCTTGCGCGCGTGGCTGCGGGTGTCCTGCGCGGCGGTCGCGGTGCCGGTGCGCAGGTCGGGCAGGACCTGCAGCGTGCCCTGGTCGATGGTGTACTTCTCGGCGCCGGCCTCGACCCAGGCGATCCAGCTGTACTTGGCGGCGGCGTAGCCGGTGGTGGTGGCCGCGGTGACGGTGACGCTGTGGTCGGTGCCGTCAGCCGCGGCGACGACCTCGAAGCCGCCGGCGGCGTTCTTGAAGCGGTATTTCAGCGTCCAGGTGCCGGCCGGGTAGTCCGTGAGGCTCCGCTTCCATTGCCAGGTGTCGCCGGCGCGAAGCGTGAGCGGCTCGTTGGTCGGAATCTCCGGCATTACGGTCTCCAGTTCGTGACCCAGTTGCGGCGCGGCGGGCGCGGCGGCGCAGACGTCTGCGCGCCCCCAGGGACGGAAGGCGACGCGGCCGGCTCGCGATCGTCTTCCGCTTCGTCCCCAACACCTGCAGTTGCCCGTGCTGCCGCCGGCGGGCTTCGGGTCGCGGAGGTATTCGTTGCGCCCGGGGCGAACAGGTCGCGCTGCTCCGGGTTGATGATCTGGCGCAGCTGCGCCCAGTTGATCCGCTGCATGCCGGCGTAGATGGCGACGGCATAGCAGTAGATCTTCAGGTCCAGCGCCTCGTTGCGCTCCCGGGTTTTGACCCAGGTGTGCTTCTCGCCGCCGCGGCCCGGGCGGCGCAGCAGCTTCTCGGCGGTGAGCTGCTCGAAGTACTCGTCAGGCAGCCCGCGCGGGAAGTGCTGGTGGCCGGGGCCCGGCTCCTCGATCGCCAGGCGGCGGTAGAACCGCTCCTTGGCGGGCCAGGTGCCGACGTGCCACAGCTGCACGCCTTTCTTGATCTTCTTGCCGCGGTGGTTCACGCCCACCCAGCTGGGCTTGCTCAGCACCGGCTTGCCCTGGCCCTCGTCGCCCTTGAGCGCGAGGACGTGCCGGTGGGCCCAGCGCCGGCAGTGGTCATACACGTCGTGAGTGAGGTAGCCCGAGTCGACCCCCATCGCGGCGATGCGCAGCGTGGCGCCGCCGGCGTGCGGATAGCTTTTCTCCCGCAGGGCTTCGAGCGCCTCCCACACGCTGCCGGGCCCGTGGCGCGACGGGTCGCCGTGGATCACCTGGTGGTCCACGGTCCAGCACTCCTCGCCCTCGCCGTAGGCGTCCACCTCGACTTCGAGCCGGTCGCCCTGCACGTCCACCGCGGCCACCAGCAGCAGCCCGCCGGCGGGCACCTGGCCCACCTCGTAGGCCTCGACGCGCTGCTTGAGCAGGTTGACCGGCGGCTGCTCGCCCTGCAGCTCGAAGGGCTCGCCCAACACGGTGTTCCAGAACACCTGCAGCAGCGACTCGCCGCTGTCCTCGTCGTAGCCGCCGCGGTTGGCGGCGATCCACTCGCGCACGCAGTCCTGCCAGGCCTTCCAGCCAAGCGGCGAGTAGAGCGCGCTGACGTGCCACGACAACGGCCGCCCCCAGCGCGGCAGGTAGCGCACCACGCGCCCCCGCACCCGCGCCCAGATGGCGTAGGGGTCCGGGTCGTCGTCGGCGAGCACGTCGCCGGCGCCGGGCTGCGCGTGGATGTAGCGGCCATGCTCCAGCATCCAGGTCTTCTGGTGCTCGGCGATGGCGTGGCCGCAGGCCTCGCACTCGTACCAGGCGCGCTCGACTTCGTCGGTGTCGCTGCGGCGCAGGCGCTCGTCGTCCAGCTCGGCCTCGGCGCCGCAGTGCGAGCACGCAGCGCGCTCGGCGTGGCCGGGTTCCAGCTCGGTGATGCCGCCACACGCGCCGCACACCAGCTCGTGGCGCTGCACCAGCGTCCAGCGCACCTGCGGCCAGCGCAGCGTCTGCTCGTGCCGGCAGTTGGGGCACGGCACGTAATAGCGCGCCTGCGAACCGGCCTCG